CTTGTCGCGTGTTGGAAGGGATATTTCATATTTTACGTGGAGAACCAACAAAACTCCACGGACGTTGCCACAACCCTCTACAGAGAGACATCCACCATAACAATGGATTCAAACTTTGTGTCCCACAGCGCTCTAGGTATCTTGGGTGAGAGCAGTGGGTCATTCTTTCCACGTCGACCATTCACGCGCTGGAATCCTAAGATTCCGTCACACACTGAAATGTAGCAATCGACGAGGTCAGTTTCCCAAATGCCGTAGACATTGTGGAGAAAAGACCCCAAATAGTCGGCGTCGATGACAGAAGCGTTGACAGTCATTGTTTTGAGTTCCTCTGCAGTGTACTTGTACGCCATGGCCTGGTTCCTCATGTCAAGGAACGGGGTCGGCGATAACTGCTCGGCCGTGTTCAGCAGGAGTTCTCGTAAGGATGCGATGTGACGATGTTCATAAGCGGCGGATAAGAGTTTGCCGGCCATGTAATCCTCGTCTTTCACAGATCGGTTGTTGTTGCACCGAACTGGTAGTTTGCTCACAACGCGTCCGAACGATGGAACGGGGAATGTTTTGTTGACGCTGGGTACGAACCTTTTGCGCAAGAAGGTCGCTTGTTCACGCTTGTCCACGACAAGTCCTTGAGTGTCCATACCCGAGCTCTGTGCCACTACTTGGAATGCCTCCTTCAGGTCCTTCCTGTCTTGAGTAGTGTAAGTAATTCCATCATCCCCGTATACCAAAGTGGTACTTTCGCTTATCCCAGCCTGCTCCAATGCCGACAGTGAAGTGCATGCATTCACATATCCGTTGCCAGTGGTAGTAGTAACCTCACCACTCCAACGCTGTCCCTTGACTGTTCCCTTAACACCATAGCGTGTAAAAACCCTCACACTGGTGTTGGCAGCAAACTCGCGAACGAACCATTTTGGCGCGCCCAGTTTATAATAAAACATGGACTCCCATTTCCGAACGCCGGCGGGTTGTGTTCCGTCGTTGTTCTTGAAATCGTTCTCAAAGGCCTGCCCCGGGGTGTGGTGAATAATATCCGCTATCTCGTCAGCTGTCATCCCAACACAGTAAACAACTTCATTGCCCTTATTCTTGGGGTTACTGCGACTGAGCTCTTCAGCAATTCGGCGAGACAAATAGTACACGACGGAGCCCATTACAAGGTTGTACATGTCGCCTCCTTGGTAGACGACGCGTGGCTGGGATCCGTCATGTTTGAGTAAAACC